TCGTATTGATCCACTTTTGCGGCGACAGGGTAAAGGCATTCAGTCCGGCCTCCTTGAAAATTCTCCGGGGGTTAAAATCCTGTCAAAATGGATTCTAGATGCACGGCTTTACGTTCTTTCTATAAGGGATCTAGGTCTTCTTTTGTCGCACATAGAAGTACCCTCTTTAGTCGAAACTCCTTTCAGGGTTATTAAAACACGCCTAGATCTCTTATAGAGAGTACGTAAAGTGTTCGGCATCTTGGCAAAAGATATTAGAAAGGAGACGAAAGTATATGGGAAGAAGAGCGGCGACAGCTACTTCTGGAAAGAAGCACTCAAGGGTTCCTATGACTCCTGAAGACAGGGAACAATACCTGATCAATCTTTCGCTCGATGCTGCAGAAAAGCAGTTACGCGAAGGTACAGCCTCATCACAGGTTATTACACATTTCTTAAAACTCGGATCTTCAAGAGAACAGCTGGAACAGGACAAGATCAGAGAGGAAACAAAACAGACCCGCGCTAAAATCGATTCGTTGGAAGCTTCTGCTAAGAGCGAAGAGAGATACGCCGCAGCAATTGAGGCAATGCGTAAATACCAGGGTATCGAAGATGAGTAGATCAAGTCTTATGTCACGATCATATATGGAAATGATCAAGTATCTTACGTTTGAAGAACGACTGCAATACTTAATGCTGTCAGGTTCAGTTGGGTACGAGACATTCGGCTATGATCGATGGGTTAATCAGGCATTATATTCATCGAGCGAATGGAGAGAGTTTCGGCATAGAGTAATTGTCAGAGATGGCGGTTGTGATTTAGGTGTTGAAGGATACGAGATAGAGAACCGACCGTTGATACATCACATAAATCCAATTACCAAAGAGATGGTTCTCAACCGAGACCCAATGATATTCGACATGAACAACGTTGTGACAACAACCCATCAAACGCATAATGCCATACACTACGGACACGATACAAATATTCGTAGTGGGCCTGTTATAAGGAGACCAAACGATACATGCCCTTGGAAACATTGAGGAGGAATTCAATGGAACAGAGCATTCTTAAAACTATCAAGCAGCTTGTTGGATGTCCCGATGACTTCGAGCAGTTTGACTTGGATTTAACGATTCATATTAATTCAGCATTTGCAACCCTTACTCATTTGGGAGTTGGACCAAAAGAAGGATACAGAATTACAGGGGTAGACAATGTCTGGAGCGAATTTGAAGATGATACCCAAAAGTTAAGTTTGATAAAAGATTACGTGTACATTAAAACTCGTCTGTTATTTGATCCGCCGACAAGTGGTTCGTTAATGGACAGTTTGAAAGAGCAACTTAAGGAAATGGAATGGAGATTGTACATGCTTTACTATCCTATTTCAGAAGATGACGAGAAAGGAAAGAGCGACGATGACTAATTACTCAGCGGATGACGTTCGAGATTTCTTAGTCGATAATCAAGAACTCTTAAACGACCATCTGGAACACTACGGATTGCCAAGACGATCCGGAAGATACAAATGGGGATCTGGGAAAGATCCGTATCAAAGTCTTGGATCATCGGCTAAAGCTGGTGAGAAGTTTATAAAAAGCTTTTCTAAAAAGAGTGGAGCTGAAAAACAAAATGATAAACGAAGAGAAAAAACCAAAGCAGTCAAGCTCGAGAAAAAGAAACAAAAAACCAAATATAGAAATGAAAAAGCATATGTAAAAACTTTATCTGATGAAGAGCTCAGACGAATAAATACTAGAGATAGTATGGAAGCTACATATCTTAAAAATCATCCGCAAAAACAGCCATTGCCAAAGAAGTTGGTTGACAAAGCTATGAAGGACATCATTGTTCCTGCAGTTACAGAAGTTGTGAAGGAGCAAGGAAAAGTTTATATCAAAGCTAAACTCAATGCTGCCGCTCAGAAGATGATTAACGAAGCTGTCAAAGCTGAAACAAAGAATGCAAAGAAAAAGAAGTAGGTGATGTAAATGCTAAGCAATACGGCAACGCCTAGGTACTACGGGGAGTTCCGAGATAAAGTTCTGGCTGGCGAGATCCCTGTTAACAGGGAGATCTCTATGGAGATGAACCGTATTGATTGGCTAATTGCTAACCCTGGTGTATACTATGACGACGAAGCTGTAGAAGGTTGGATTGCTTTCTGTGAATCCGAAATGGTATTAACAGATGGCTCAGATCTGGAGTTGCTAGACTCATTCAAAATATGGGGCGAGCAATTATTTGGCTGGTTCTATTATGTTGAGAAATCTGTATATGAGCCAAACCCTTCTGGACGAGGAGGACACTTTGTAAGAAAAGCTGTCAAAAAGCGCCTAGTCAATAAACAGTATCTTATTATTTCTCGAAGTAATGCTAAATCGTTATATGAAAGTTTAGTGCAAGCATATTTTCTGACAGTTGATACGACAACAACGCATCAGATTACTACGGCTCCAACAATGAAGCAGGCAGAAGAGGTTACTAGTGCAATTAGCACTGCTATAGCCAGAGCGAAAGGGCCGTTGTTCCAGTTTTTAACTGAAGGTTCTATACAGAATACTACAGGTTCCAAAGCGAACCGTGTAAAGCTTGCTACTACCAAAAAAGGTATACAGAACTTTCTTACGAATTCGTTACTTGAGATCAGACCATTGAGCATTAATAAACTTCAAGGATTACGAGTAAAAGTAGCCACAGTCGATGAATGGCTTTCTGGTGAATTAAGGGAAGACCCAATTGGTGCAATTGAGCAGGGTGCAGCCAAAATAGATGGATATATAATCTTAGCAGTAAGTTCGGAAGGTACCGTCCGTAATGGATGTGGAGATGCCATCAAAATGGAACTGATGGACATTCTCAAAGGTGAATACCAGAACTGGCATACTAGTATTTGGTATTACAGGCTTGATAGTGTAGAGGAAGTCGGAGACCCAGACATGTGGCCTAAGGCTAATCCTAACCTACCGATCACAGTAAGCTATGAGACAATCCAGCTAGATGTTGAACGAGCTGAGAAAGCGCCCGCCACAAGAAACGACATTTTGGCAAAACGTTTCGGAATTCCTATGGAGGGATACACATATTTCTTCTCATACGAAGAAACGCTTCCGCATCATCGCAGAAGCTTTTGGAAAATGCAGTGTTCTATGGGTGCAGACCTTTCCCAAGGTGATGACTTCTGTGCATTTACATTCTTATTCCCATTACGAAATGGAATGTTTGGCGTTAAAGTTAGAAGTTACATAACTACACTTACCTTGAGTAAGTTGAACTTAGCAATGAGACAAAAGTACCAAGAGTTTATCGATGAAGGTACTCTTATTGTTATGGAAGGAAGCATCATCAATGTTCAAGACGTATACGAGGATTTAGATAAATTCATAATAGATTCTCAATACGATGTTTGCTCGTTGGGATACGACCCGTATAACGCCAAAGAGTTTATTGAAAGATGGGCTCAGGAGAATGGATCATTTGGTATTGAGAAAGTTCCGCAGGGTGTTAGAACTGAAACAGTTCCTCTCGGAGAAATTAAGAAACTATCAGAAATGAGAATGTTGATATTTGATGAATCTTTGATGAGTTTCTGTATGGGTCATTGTATAACATTGGAAGACACAAACGGAAACCGAAAGCTGTACAAGAAGCGTTACGAAGACAAAATCGATAATGTATCAGCATTGATGGACGCTCTTGTTGCATACAAAGTGAACAAAGACGCATTTGAATAGGAGTATGGTTATGTACGTAAAAGTAAAGAATAAGAATGGAACTATAACACTAGTTCATTCAGACTTGTATGGCGACAATCTGGAACATTACGGCTTGCCGAGAAGGTCTGGTCGTTACAAGTATGGATCAGGAAAAGACCCATATCAGCATTCTGGAAAAAGAGCTTCGCGCCTTGAATCAAAATCCGATCGGCTTGCCTACAAGATAAAGAAACAAAACTCTGCGAAGACAAAATCTCGTATCTCGAATTATGAACGAAAAGCTTCGGAAGCTATGGCCAAACGAGTTAAGTTCAAAGAAAAAGAAGAGGCAAAACGTGTTAAGCGTGATCATGCTCTTACAGATATAGGGTACACCGGTAATCTTCAAAAAGCTGAACGAGCTAGAAAGAAAGCAAATCGTTATGGAAAGAAAGCAGCTAAGTATACAAAGAAAGCCGAATCTATCAAACGGCGAACAACAAAAACTGCAGAAAAGAAGAAAGCAGTTGATACTGAGTTAGCTTCCATACGCGGAAAGCAATACGTTCAAAAACTTAGAAAGAAACAGAAAGGATGGTAATATGAGCGATTCCGTATACTATAAAGCCACAGACGAGGATGGTAACACTGTTCTCAAGCATAGCTGGAAAAAGCACAAATACTTGTACATCAAAAATGGTAAGTACGTTTATCCAGAAGATGTAAAAAAATCATCTGCGCCATATAAAGGTCCGACATCTGCAATACGTGCACAGAAGGCTCAGCATGAAAAGGATTTTCAAAAACGTGTAAGAGCAATGAATGCACATACTGTTGCTAAGAAAAATGCTGATATGCTTAAGAAGAAACAGGATAGGCAGATGAAGCAAATTGCAGCTAACGTCAAAAAGCAGAATGCTCCATCGACGAAAGTCAAGAAAGCTGCTAAGTTTGCTACAAAAGTAGCTACTAGGGATGCTGCAGCCAAAATGGCAGTTACAAAATATCTTGTAAGTAAGGCAGCCAAGTCACCTACAGCAAATGCCGCAAGAGCAAAAGCAAGATCAGTAGTTTCTAAAGGCGAGTATAAGATTACCCGAGCTGGACAGAAACTTGCTAGAGATGTTAAGAAGACTGGTGCTTACAAGACAGCCAGAAAAACTATGTCAACTGCTAGAGACCGTGCAGTTACTTCTGCAGAAGTTCGTAACAAGGCAAACTCAGTTAAATCAAAAGCAGAGTATAAGCTTAGTAGAGCTGGTCAGAAGCTGAGTAATGACACTAGACCATACATTTCATCGGCTAAGAAGAAATACAACAGCGTTTCTAAAGATGTCAATAAGGCATACAAGTCAGCAAAGAAGAAAATTAACAGTGTTTCTAGAGATGCTAATAAAGCATACAAAACAGCAAAGAAGAAAGTTAGAAAAGCACGTAACACTTTCAACAGAGCAAAGAGAGCTGGAAAGGCTTATCTGAATTACCTTACTAAATAAGGAGATAGCATATGGGTTTTATTAACAGATTAAAGCATAGCTGGAATGCATTTATGAATAAAGATCCGACACCATATTCGTATGGAACTGGTCTTGGTGCAGTTAGCTATGATAACCCATCTCGTCCTAGACTGACGATGGGAAACGAACGATCGATTATTACAACAATATACAATAAGATGTCAACAGACGTTGCTGCAGTCGATATAGAGCATGTTATGTTGGATGATAATAAAAGGTTTACGGATAATGTGGAAGATGGGCTTAACTATTGTCTTACAACAGAAGCTAATATTGATCAGACATCTCGTGCATTTAAACAGGATATTGTACTGAAACTTCTTGACGAAGGATGTGTGGCTATAGTTCCTGTCGATACGACTATGGACCCTGTACATGGAAACGTTTATGATATTCAATCGATGCGTACAGCTAAGATAATCAATTGGTATCCTCGTGCTGTCAGAGTGCGAATATACAATGATCATACTGGACAATTCGAGGAACTCGATCTACCAAAGAAAACAGTAGCAATAGTTGAGAATCCATTTTATGCAATCATGAACGAACAGAATTCGACAGCTCATCGACTTAAACGGAAATTGTCGATTCTCGATTTCATAGATGATCGAAGTGGTTCTGACAAACTTGATTTGATTATTCAGTTACCATACACAATTAAGTCTGAAACAAAAAAAGCTCAGGCTAGAGAACGTCGTAAAGAGCTTACTGAACAATTGGCAAGCTCTGAATATGGAGTCGCTTACATAGACTCAACCGAGCATGTCACTCAGCTTAATCGTTCGATTGAAAACAATCTGCTTAAACAGGTTGAATACTTCACCAATTTGTTATTCTCTCAGTTGGGAATGACAATGGAGATTCTTAATGGTACAGCAGACGAGAATACGATGAACAATTATTACAATCGTATAATCGAACCGATACTCGCTGCGGTCGTTGATGAAATGAACAGAAAGTTCTTAACAAAGACAGCACGCACACAAGGGCATGCCATTAAATATTTCAGGGACCCATTCAAACTGGTATCTACTACAAATCTTGCAGAGCTTGCTGACAAGTTCACAAGAAACTGTATCATGACATCCAATGAGTTCCGTCAAGTAATTGGTTTAAGGCCAGTAGATGATCCGAAGGCAGACATGTTGACGAACAACAATATTTCAGCGTCTAATGCTGAATTGGATCAGATGTATAATACAGATTCTGCTGACGAGGAAACAGAAGAACAATAAGTAAAGGAGGAATTCAAAATGGGAGCTAAACGCTCAAAGTATGCCGATTGCGACTTTAAGGGCTGGGCTACAAAGTTTGGTATCCTTTGTGCTGACGGAAGAATTATTCAGCATGGTGCTTTCGACGGCATCGATGGCACTAAAGTACCGTTGGTGTATAACCATGATCACAGCAGTGTCAACAGCGTGCTTGGACATGCTTATATGCAATGCCGTGATGAAGGTGTGTATGCCTACGGATACTTCAATGATTCGGATAATGCGCGGATCGCTAGGGATGCAGTTCAGCATGGAGATATGGATTCGCTTAGTATTTGGGCGAATCATCTTCAGCAGCGTGGACCGTATGTTCAGCATGGCGAAATTAAGGAATTAAGCCTTGTTCTTGCAGGAGCAAATCCAGGCGCATATATTGAAGATGTTGCCTTAGCACATGGCGATACAATCGACAATGATGATTATGAGGCGTATATTTACTCAGGAGAGTATCTTGAACTTATGCACTCTAATGAGGAAGGAGAAGACGAAGTGGATAACAAGAGTATTCAAGATGTCGTCGATACGATGACACCAGAACAGCAAGATGCTTTCTACGCAGCTGTAGGAAGCGCATTAGCAGAAGACCCTAGTGCTCTCGAAAACGATGATTACGAGGACGAAGAGTATGAAGACGAAGAGTATGAAGACGAGGATGATGAGGACGTCGAAGATCCTGACGAAGAGGATGATGAGGACGTCGAAGATCCTGACGAAGATGATGACGATTCCGAAGAATATGAAGAGGAGGATGACGACATGGGTGCAATCGCACATAACTTATTCGAAGGCAACAATACAGACAACAGAGACGTTCTGTCCCACAGCGAAATGCAGGAGATTATCGAGGACAGTAAGAGATATGGTTCTATGAAAGAATCATTCCTTGCTCATGGTATTACAAATATTGAGTACCTGTTCCCGGATGCCAAAAATTTAAACACACCGCCAGATTTCATTGCAAGAGATCAGGGTTGGGTAACCGAAGTAATGAACGGAGTACACCACACACCATTCTCAAGAATCAAGTCTATGTTCGCAGACCTGAGAGAGGATGAAGCCCGGGCAAGAGGTTATATCAAAGGTAAGCTCAAGAAGGAGGAAGTATTCTCATTACTGAAGAGAACGACCACTCCTCAGACAATCTACAAGAAGCAGAAGATTGACCGTGATGATGTTATCGATATTACAGATTTCGATGTAATCGTTTGGCTGAAAGCAGAAATGAGAATGATGCTGAACGAGGAAATTGCAAGAGCAGTCCTGGTTGGTGATGGACGTCTTACATCCAGCGATGATCACATCAAAGAGGACAACATTCGTCCTATCTGGAAAGATGCTGATCTCTACACAATCAAGTATCCTATTGCAATCACGAAAGAAACAACCGCAGCCGAGAAGGCTACAGCATTTATCGAGGCCTGCGTAAGAGCACGTATCGAGTACAAGGGTTCGGGTAATCCAAAACTGTTCGCTCCAGAGTCAATCATTACAGAGTGCTTACTGCTGAAGGATAAGAACGGACGTATCATCTACGACAACATTGAGAAGCTGGCTACAGCATGCCGTGCATCCAAGATTGTTTCTGTTCCGGTTATGGAAGGTCTCACACGTGTAGACAAGACTGACACACTGGCTCTTCAGGGTATCATTGTAAACCTGCAGGACTACAACATTGGTGCGGACAAGGGCGGCGCTATCAATATGTTCGACGATTTCGACATTGACTACAACGCTCAGAAGTACCTTATCGAGACACGTATCTCTGGAGCACTGATCAAACCATTATCAGCTATTGCTATCGAGACAAAGATTGCAACGGCAGACCTTAGCAAGGTAGCTGGTCAGGGCGGAAACTAATCAAAATGGGAGGAAATGATCGTGAATAGATGGTACGGCAAGATCGGCTTTGCTGAGCAAGTAGAAGTAGCTCAATCAGTTTGGACTGAGCAAATAACGGAACGTATCTATCGAGGAGATATTCTTCGTAATACGAGACGTCTTCAGGATTCGCAGCAGATCAATAGTAACATTTCAATCTCTAATCAGATAAGTGTTATTGGTGATGCCTATATACGCGATCATTTCGTTGATATGCGATGGGTTGAGTTTATGGGGGCTAAGTGGAAGGCAACAGAAGTTGATGCTTCACAGTCCCCTAGACTTATTATAACATTGGGAGAGCTGTGGAATGAGGACGAGACTTGATTTCGATAGATATTTAAAAGATATTGTTGGGAAGGGCGCCAATGTATATTTCCAGCCACCTTCCAATATATCCGGAGCTGGGCAAAAAGTTATAAAAAACATCAAATATCCAGCGATAGTATATTCTGTTGATGATTACAATATTCGATCGGCAGATAACAAGAACTATAGTATTGATAAAGAATACTCAGTAGAAGTGGTAACTAAAGACCCGGATAACACATTAGTCGATAAGATAGTGGAAATACCCACGGCAAGATTTAACAGATCTTACTTATCGGATGGACTGTATCATTCGGTCTTTGTAATTATATTTTAAAGGAGGAAAAACATGTCTAAATTAACATGGGACAAAACCGGAGAACGTAAGTACGAGACCGGTGTGGATCATGGCGTTATTTATCCAGTTATTGATGGTGAATATGGCGCTGGTTCTGCATGGAACGGTCTCACTGCAGTTACAGAATCTCCATCCGGAGCAGAAGCATCTGCTGTATATGCTGATAACATGAAGTATCTAAGCCTTATGTCAGCAGAGGAGTTTGGAGCTACAATCGAAGCTTATACTTATCCGGAAGCATTCGACAGATGTAATGGAACAGCTGAGATTACCAAGGGAGTTACTATTGGTCAGCAGAACAGAGACACATTTGGTTTCTCTTACCGCACATTGCTCGGCAATGATGTAAAGAGTAACGATTATGGTTACAAGATTCACATTATTTACGGAGCTAAGGCTTCTCCATCCGAGAAAGGCTTCCAGACAGTAAATGATTCCCCAGAGGCAATTTCATTCAGCTGGGAGCTTTCAACAACACCAGTTACAGTTGATGGCTTTAAGCCAACAGCGCACCTCGAGATCGATTCTACAAAGGTCGAAGCTACCAAGATGAAGAAGATCGAGGATGCTTTGTATGGAACAGAAGATACAGAAGCTAAATTGCTTCTTCCAGATGAGATCATTAAACTTTTAAAATAACTGACCCGTCACTAGACGTCTCTGCAACTCCTATTACAGGAGAAGACGACCTGTTTGGCAAGAAGGCAGCTGACCTTCAGTCAAATATCAAGGTGAATGAGAGTACTGGAGTAATTTCTGGTACTCTTAACTATGTGACGGGCTATACTGGATTCAGCAGTAAAGTCGACGAACAGAGTGGTAATTACATCGCTCTTGACATTGCTCCAAAGAGTGGTTTCCCTGAATCATTAACGGTTGAAGTTAAAAATGGAACATCTGGCCCATCTAAACTTCTCCAGTCTGATCATCAGGCAGTTCTTAAGATCAAGGACACTAATAAGCAGTCTATCTTGATTAAAGCAACTAACAAAGGCGCGACAGAAACAAAAGAATACTTACTTACAGGCGTAACACTTAAAACAGAATAAAGTTTTTCCTAGTCTGCTGAAATATGCAGACTGGGATTTTTAAGAATGAAAGGAGACTAAATTATGTTTATCAAAACTATCAATTACAAGGACTTTGACGGAAATGAGAGATCTGAAGATTTCTACTTCAATCTTACTCAGAGTGAAATTTTAAAATTGGAAACAAGCCTTAACGGGGGCTTAACATCATACATGAGCCTTATGGTGCAGAAACAGTCTCAGCCGGATATCATGAATCTTTTTGAGAAGATTATTGATGCATCTTACGGAATCAAATCTCTTGACGGCCGTACATTTACAAAGACTCCTGAAGCACTGGCAGAGTTCAAGGCTACTGCAGCATATGACAAGTTCTTTATGGAAATTTGTATGGACGAAGCAAAAGCTTCCGAGTTTCTGCTTAATATCATGCCTGACGAAGTAAATGACAAGATCAAGAAAGCGGCGGAATCCGGAGTATATGACGATGTTACATTAAGCGATGCTCAGAGAAAGGCGATTTCAGCAGCAATGGCAGAAGTAGCAGGATCTGTAGCTGCTACAGATGACGCTGTGAAAGAAGCAAACTAAGGAGATAATAATGCTCGAATTAATTCTTCCTGGATATGAGCCGTTTGATCAAGAAACTCAAACTTTTGGGAAGGTTGTAAAACCTACTAAGATTAAGCTCGAGCATTCCCTAATAGCAATTTCAAAATGGGAGCAAGTATGGCATAAACCATTATTGAAATCTATGGATGAGGGAACTCTAACCGACGAAGAGTTTCTTGATTATATGTACTGTATGATAGTTGGGTCTTTTGATAAGGTTGAGTTTTTTAAGCGACTTGATGATAGTTTACTTAAAAAAATAATTGACTATATCGATGACCCAGCTACAGCATCTAGGGTTTTTACAATTGGTGATGACGATAAAGGGAAACCGGAGACATTAACAAGCGAGCTAATATATGCTTACTTAGCTATGGCTAGAATACCATTTGATCCCTGTGAGAAATGGAATATTAGACGCGTTTTTATGCTCATAGAGTTGTACGCGGTAAAAACAAACCCTCCTAAGAAAATGACCAATGAAGAAATCCGTAGATGGCAAAAGAAAGAAAATGAACGAAGAAAAAAAGAATTACATACAAAGGGGTGATAATATGGCCAAAACACGAAAAGCGGCTGTTAACCTTATTAATTCTTGGGTTGGCAAAAACGAAAAAGATGGATCTTATAAATCCATTCTTGATATTTACAACAAACAGAAAACGAAACCAAGAGGTGTTACTATGAAGCCTGGAATGGCATGGTGCGCTACAACTTGGTCTGCAGTAGCAATTGCCCTTGGATATACTGATATCATGCCAGTTGAGTGCAGCTGTTATTATCTTATTAAAAGGGCACAGAAAATGGGTTGCTGGAAAGAGAATGATAACTACATTCCTAAAATTGGAGATGCTTGTCTTTATGATTGGCAGGACAATGGGGTCGGAGACAACAAAGGAACTCCAAAACATGTAGGAATGGTTACCTATGTTAACAAGAGTGAAGGGTACTTTGTCGTAACAGAAGGCAACTATAAGAATTCTGTTAAGAAGAGAACAGTCAGCATCAATGGTAAATTCATAAGAGGATTTATCATACCAAAATACGATGCAGATCAGCCAAAGATTAGCACTAGCACTCATCGCCATTCCGGTAAAGAAGTTAAAACAGTAGCAAGAGAAGTGATTGCTGGTCAATGGGGCGAAGATTACAAATCGAATCTTAAAGAAAAGCATTATGATGTCAATGCCGTTATGAAAGAAGTAGATGCAGTAATTAATACGCCATGTGGACTAACGACTACTACTTGTTATGCAGCACATACGAGCTATTTTTATAAGGGGTTATATAAAACTTCTAAGAAAACTCCTATGCGTATCGACGCTGGATGGAACAAAAAGCTCATGGTTGAAATTCCATCTGGGAGAAAGGTTGAATGCTATGGATACTTCAGCAAGTATAAAAAATCTGTGTGGTTACTGTGCGTGGTAACTATTAAGGGAAAAAAGTATACAGGATTTGTAGAACGTTCTACATTAGCGGAATAAAGGAGAAACGATATGATCAGATGCAAACTTGAGGGCAATTTTAAAAAGCTCGATAATTATTTCGAAAAGCTTTTGGAAGGCGTTAACGTCGGTATATTAAATAAGTACGGACGTGAAGGCGTAGCCGCCCTCAAGGCTGCAACTCCTGTTGATACCGGAGTAACAGCTGCATCGTGGTATTATGAAATAGTGCGCGATAACGGATCTATAAGTTTAGTGTTTAAAAATTCTAATGTAGTGAACCATGTGAATATAGCTATTATTCTACAATATGGACATGGAACTAGAAATGGTGGATATGTTCAGGGGGTTGACTATATTAACCCGGCTTTAAAACCGGTATTTGATAGGCTAGCTAAAGATGCTTGGAAGGAGGTCACTGGATAATGGGTAAAGTTGTTGAAGACGACGTTGTTCGAATGCAATTTGAGAATGGACAATTCGAGAAAAAAATTCGTCAAAGTCAAAAATCTATAGAAGCTCTTAAGAAAAGCATCGACTTTAGTGAGTCTGGAAAGAGTCTTGCTAAATTTCAAAATGAGACCAAAAAGTTCAACATGGACGGGATGGGCAGAGCGGTAGAAGCAGTTCAAGTCAAATTCTCAGCTATGGATACCGTAGTTATGAGCGTGTTGAATCGACTTACAAATGCAGCTGTTGACGCAGGCAAAAAAATAGTATCGGCTTTAGCTTTTGATGGTATGTCCGATGGTTGGAACGAATATAAATTAAAGATGAACTCTATTCAGACAATTATTATGTCCACTGGAGAAAGTTTGTCTACAGTAAATAAGTATCTTGATGAACTTAATACGTACTCGGATAGAACTATTTATTCGTTCTCAGACATGACCGCAAATATTGGAAAGTTTACTAATGCTGGCGTTGGGTTAAAAGACGCAGTTGCGGCAATCAAAGGTGTATCAAACGAAGCGGCAATTTCTGGTGCAAATGCAGAACAGGCGTCTCACGCAATGTATAACTTTGCTCAGGCATTATCAGCCGGATACGTAAAGCTTATCGACTGGAAATCAATTGACGTTGCTAATATGGCAACAATGGATTTCAAACAGAACTTGCTTGATACTGCCGTTGCTCTAGGAACAGTCGTTAAAAAGGGTGAAGACTACTACACCACAACTACAAATGCTAAAGGAGCTACATCTGACGCATTTAATGCTACCAAGAACTGGAACGATAACCTTCAGTATCAGTGGATGACTACCGATGTTCTTGTTCAGACACTTAGTAAGTATACTGATGAAACCACAGAACTTGGTCAAAAAGCATATGCTGCTGCTTCTGAATTTAAAGATGCCGGACAGATGTTTGCTGCTTGGAAAGAAGCTATTGGCTCGGGATGGGAACATACTTGGGAAACGATATTTGGTAACTTCGAAGAATCTAAAAAACTTTGGGGTTTCTTAGACAATATAATCGGTAACTACATCGTAAAAACATTTGCAGCTAAGAATGCCACCCTTGACGCTTGGAAAAAAATTGGTGGTCGAAATTCTTTAATGCGTTCATTCGTTAACGTAATGGCAGCTGCGGTAGGGATATTAGATACCTTTAGAGTTGCTTATAGGGCTATATTCCCAGAAAAGAATGCAAAAGAAATAAAGAATATAACTGATGCATTCGAAGTCTTTACTAAGAAACTGATAATGTCTAGGGATAAAGTCGATAAATTATATCGAACTTTAAAGGGTCTGTTTACAATTGTAAAAATTGTTAAAAATGTTCTTGGCGTAGGACTTAAAATCTCTTTACAGATTATTTCTAAATTATTGGGAGTATCTGTAAATAGTGTACTTGATCTTACTGCAGTTCTAGGTGATGGAATCGTTCAATTTGACAAGTTTGCGAAGGTATCTGATGTAGTGGCCAAAGGCGTTAATCTGATATCATCAGCAATAGCGTTTTCAATCAAAAACATTGAGTATTTCGCAAAAGCGATATGGAATTGGAAAGGTACACAGGAAGTAATAAAACTGTTAGACGAATTAATAGTTAAAACACTGTGGCCAGATATAAAAGACTTTGGCGAAAATGCAGGAAAACTGATTGATGAGTTTATCGATCATTGTAAAGAAGTTGGGCATATAGATTTCAAAGCTTTACTCAGTACTATCCTTGGAATAGGAGCGGTTGCCAAAGAGAGTTTTGGTGGAGCAGGAGATTCGATAGATTCTTTTACTTCGAAATTATATTCTCTTAGGTCTAAGATAACAGGATATTTTAAAGGTTGGACTGATCAGGCAGACGGATTTAAGAAAACGATGATTGATACATTTAATGGTGTATTTTCTTTCGTTGAAGATAAATCTGGAAAGGTTAATACAGCTAACATCTTAACCATATTGTTAGGAGGGGTTTCTGTAAAGGCCCTTTATAATCTCTCCAAGTTATTATCAGTGCTTACCGACAGGTTCGGTGGTTTATTTGCCTTGCCAGCAGCGATTGGTAATAGTTTTATTAAGCTTATGAACCAGGGAGCTTTAACACTTAAAACCTGGCAAGACTCGATCAAAGCTGATATAATTATTAAGATAGCGAAAGCAATAGCTATATTGGTTGGGTCTATAGCTTTACTTACCGTGCTACCTCAGGATCGTGTAGAAGGAGCTGTTGTTTTAATAGGTATATTAGGCACAGCATTAGCAGCATTTGCTTATACAATTGGTTCTATTTCTACAGAAAAGTTAGCAAAAGGATTTTCTGGTGTATCTGCAATGGTCATTTCTATTGCTGGAAGCATTCTGCTAATGACGATAGCATTAGAAAAACTTCAAAATGTGACCATTAACAAGTCTATGGCTATTAACATTGGAATAATTACTGGCTTAGTTGGAGTAATTACTATATGTTCTGGAGCATTAACTAAATATACAATGGGCGCTGATTCCAAATTAGCAGCTGCTGGAGCTCTTCAAATTGTAGCATTAGCAGCTTCGTTGCTACTTATGGTTAAAGCCCTTAAACAATTATCTGGGTATGATGTAGATGATGCCGGAAGTACAATTGGGGCATTGGTATTAGCCGTTGGATCATTATCAGTACTTATGATCGCAGTTGGAAAAGCAAATGCTCTAGGTGGTACTAGAGGAGCTATTACATTATTGGCTTCAGTAGCGGCTATATACGGATTAGCAAAAGCGATGTCTAAAATTTCCAAAATGGACTTTAGTTCCATGAAAAAAGGATGGAAACAATTTGCAGTGGTATTCGGAACAATGATGCTGCTATTTAAAGCATCTGCTAAAGCTGGACCAAATGCCGCAAAAGCAGGTGTTCTGCTCCTTAGTTTTACAGTTAGTCTGCATGTTTTATTAAAAGCATTCGAAAAGCTTCAAAGGTACGACCTTAAAACGACTGCAAAATGTATAGCTGATCTGATAGCTTTAATGATTCCTATTGGTACTCTAATAAAAGCTTCAGCTAAAGCTGGTCAATATGCCGCTAGAGCTGGTGTGATGATGGTAACGGTTGCTGGATCTATATTGATATTGACTGCAGCTATTGCCGTATTATCTGGTCTAGATCAATCGAAAATGGCAGGAGCTACCGCAGCTGTAGATTCTATAATATTATGTATGTCTGCCATGATAAAAGCCGGCGATGTGTCAATCGACGCTAAGAAGTCAGTAATAGTGGCTGCCTTGGTTGTCGGAGAGATAGCTGGAGTTATAGCGCTGCTAGCTCAATTAGATCCAACTGGAGTTATGGCTGGATCAGCAGCTATATCATTACTTTTAGGCGTGTTTACATTATGCTTAAAAGGATTCTCTGGAGTTGAAAAGGTTCGCGCTAGTGTTCTTTTAGCTGGCGCAGTTCTTTTGGAGATAGCTGGTGTTATTTGGTTAGTGGCTCAATTGGATTGGAAACGATCGTTGGCAGCCTCTGCAGGATTAAGCATGGTTCTGTTATCTATATCAGCTTCTATGCTGATACTTCAAAATGTGCCTATTGCTGGAGCTATAAATGCGCTAGGAAGTTTCTCAATATTTGTTGCTGGACTCGCAGCAATTATAGCCGTACTAGGAGGTCTTAATAAGATACCTGGATTCCAGGATTTCATGAATGGCGGAGTTCAGATAATGGAACTTCTAGGCGAAGGCTTAGGAAAGTTAGTCGGCGGAATTATATCCGGTGTTGGCCAGGGAATCACAGATGGATTACCACAAATAGCTACAAATCTATCGGACTTTGCAAATAATCTGCAGCCATTTTTATCCACGATGGGTAATGTAAATCCAGAGATAGGATCGTCTATGTCTGTGTTAGCAGGATGCATTGTTAAAATAGCTGGAGCAGAGATTGTAAACGCCATTTCTACCTTTGTAAACCTTGGAAAAGATCCAATTCAGAAATTTGCTTACCAACTTCAGTACCTTGGCGCTGGTATGAAAGCATATGGCGATCAAGTAGCAAATGTCAATCCGGAAACAGTTAAGGGTACTGCTGTAGCGGCCAAAACACTAGTCGAGTTGGCAAAAGCCATACCAAGATCTGGAGGATTAGCGCAGCTATTAGCCGGGGCAAAGGATCTCGCTGATTTTGGATTATCTCTTATACCATTTGGAGCAGCATTTGCAATGTATGCTACGGAAGTTGCTAACATAAATCCTGGGGTAATCAAAGGAACATCTTCTGCGGCTCAAACATTGACTGATTTAGCAAATGCTATACCTGAAGCTGGTGGATTAAAACAGCTATTAACAGGATCTAAAAGTTTAACTTTATTCGGTTTATCTCTTATACCGTTTGGAGCAGCATTTGCTACTTATTCTAGTCTAGTGGCCGGCGTTAATACAGAAACCGTAAAAGCAACATCTGCGGCAGCAATGACAATAACAGAATTTGCCAACTCTATTCCTAGTTTGGACGGCATGAAAGAATGGTTTGTTGGTGGCTCTGAAGATTTGGGAACTTTCGGTAAGAGTATGGTCTCATTTGGTAAATCATTTGCTAAATACTCTGATACTGTATCTAAAGTTGATACTGAATCGATAAAGGCAACGTCATCAGCAGCAATGACAATTACAAAATTAGCTGGAACAATACCGAGTTTGGATGGTATGAAAGAATGGTTTGTCGGAGGTTCTCAGGACTTAGGGACTTTCGGTAAGAGTATGGTATCATTTGGTAAATCATTTGCTAAATACTCTAAAACAGTATCCGGAATCGATACCTCAACTATAACAGCTACATCTGCCGCAGCTACATCTATTGCAAAGTTAAACGATGACCTTCCAGAAGCGACATCTGCTAAAAGCATACTCTTTGGTGGAAACAAGGAGAGCTTAAAGAAGTTCGGAAAGAACCTTGTATCATTTGGTGAGAGTTTTGTAAGCTTCTCGACTACAATAAAAGGAGCTGATACATCTAACGCAGGAACTATTGCTAAGCAATTGTCCGATTTCATCAATTCTCTGAACGGTGTTAAGGGTGGACTGGACAAGAAAGTCAAGGATATGAACAAAGCATTTAAGGCTTTGGGTAAGACTTCTCTAAAATCAGTACAGAATGGATTTGAATCAAAATCGGGGGACTTTGAAAAGGTTGGCTCTAAGGTTGTTGGGTGGATTTCAACTGGAATGAAAAATAACAGCGAAGATATGAAGTCTCCGTCATCAAGCGTAGCTAAGAAGTTCTTGAAATACGTTACAGATGCATTCAAATCAGACACCGATACTACTGATGGATTTAACTCAGTGGTAAATAGTGCTCTTAGTACAGCTAAAAGTACGTTTAATGATTATAATTCAAAATTCAAAGATTCAGGTTCGTCATTAGCTAAGAACCTTGCTAGCGGTATGAGATCTAATTCTAAAGATTTTAGTACAGCTGGTGCTAACGCGGCTATAGGATTTATGAGCGGCGCAAAGAATAAGAGTTCTGAAGTATACTCGACTGGTGTTTCCTTAGGAAATCAATTACTTAAGGGCATGAAGAGCAAGAAATCTCTTGACGAGCATTCCCCTTCCAAGAAAACCAATAAAGTTGGTGTTTACGCTGGAGAAGGTCTTGTTAAAGGTGTTAAATCAACAGCTGGAGACATTGAACTTGCAGGTATTGACGCTGGAAGAGGGGCTTTGCTAGGCGCAGGAAAAGGTATAAAGGATGGCGCTAAGAAAGCAGAAAAAGTAGTTAGCGGATACGTTAAGGGGATAAAGAAATCGATTAATAAATCAGTTGGAAATTCTGATGTCGACAAGATCATGAACACTGTAAATGGTATTCTTAATTCCGGTAACAGTACATTCTCTGATCAAATGGATAAAACGACAAAAGATATTATCAAAAATGCTAACAAAACTGGAGCTGGCGTAACTAGCGCATACGATGCAACTTCTAAGAAGATCACAAGTAAGTCTAAAAAGAACAGTAAGAAAGCAAAGATAAAGATGACCAAAATCATTAAGGTCGCTTATCAGTTTGGAAAGACTTTCGATAAGGCTGTAAGCTCATTCAATAAAACCCCTTATGAGACGATTACCAAAATTTCTAAGAGTTTAGGAAAAGAGCTGCTTAAGACAACACCTAAGCTTAAGACACTTAGTAAAGCTACTAAAACTGCCGAAAAAACTATCAAGAATTTTGCTATTGCCCTGTATAAGGAATCGGATCAGTATAAAGAAGATACAAAGTCCGTTAAACAGCACGAAGCAGCTTTGAAGAAACTTCTTAAAACACAGGATCGTTTGAAGAAGGGCCTTAGCGCATCAGGTAAGAAGCTTAATAAAAAGAATCTTAATTCAGCCATTAAGGAAAATAACACAGCAATCAAAAATGCTGTAAAACAGCTGAAAGAAGATCAGAAAAGCATACAATCTAACATTAACTCAACGTTCAAAGAATATAGAAACAACATCATTAATTCAATAAAAGAATATACTAAGTTTACGAATATTGCATTCGATAACTCTAGAAATATATTCTCAGAGTTCTCTGATTCTATGGACGACGAAATGAGTACTGTTCTTAAGAACATGGAAAGTCAGGTTGAAGGTTATCAGGAAATGAAAGATAACCTTGCACAGGCGGCAAAGAAGGGACTTAGCAAGGGACTTATTGACACTCTTAAAGGTATGGGTGAGTCTGGTTATGCGTACATTAAGCTATTCGCTAATGCTTCGAAAGAAGAAATCGATAGAGCGAATGCCGCTTATGCAGAAGCTAGCAAACAAAGCAAAGAAGAAATTATTGCTTCTTATAAGAAAACTTATCAAGATGCTGTCAAGTGGAAGAATTCCATAAAGAAGATGCTCAATCAAGGTTGGGATATTCGCCTTGTTCAGGAATTGGTCGATGAAGGACCTGGAAATCTTAGTAAAGTATTAGAGATGCTCACGTTTTCAGACGAAGAGCGTAAAGAAATCAACAATGTATACGTTAAGAATCTCAAACTTCAAAAATCTGGAGCCAATGATATTATCAAGTCGTTTGCTTTAAAGAAGGAAAAAGAGGCAGCTAAGAAGAAGGCTAAGAAGAATGTAAAGAAAACTGCGAAAGAGGTTAAGAAGGACGTAAAAGAAATCCCTAATGCTGTTTCAGAAGCAGCCAAAGAAATGGAGAAGAATCTCAAGAAAATTAATAATGATTGGGATGATGCGAAGAAGAAAATCGAAGATACTGCTAAGTCTATGGCAGAATCTGTAAAGAGCAGCCTTGACAGTTTTACATCATTCGCAAACTTTGATATTTCAAGTTCTACGGATTACTTTACCAGATATGAAGAAGTCGTTAATGATCTTGGCAACGATACCATCATAGACCGTATGTGGTCTCAGGTTAATGCCGAAAAGAGAGTAATTGAAGGCCTTGAGCAGCTTAAGAACATGAAATTTGCAGATGGACTGTTGGATTATCTTAAGAGCCTAGGGACGCAAGCAATTCCTTACATTGAAGGATTTAAACTTGCAACAAGCGAACAAATTACAGAAATAAATAATCTGTTTGCCGAAAAAATGCAAATGACAAAGAACTCTGTAAAACAGCAAGCCAAAGACAACGTTGAAGCTGTAAAAAAATGGGAAACCGAAATCGTTGATCTTGCTAAGTCCCTAGATCCAAGGTTATTAAAAGAATTGGTTGATCAGGGGATGAATGCAGCGGATCTTGTTGATGTATATTATAGCATGACACCTGCTGAAAGAAAAGAAATGAACGATTTGTATGTTGAAAAATTGTCAATAAACGAGGAAGTAGCAAAAACCGTATCAGACTCATACAAAGAAGCAGGTTTAGGAGCTGTCAATTCTATGTATCAAGGAATGATTGATGCTGCTACCGGTAAAGCCACCTCTTCTAAGAAAGGATCATCTAGAAATCTAAAAGGATCTGCAGCGACAAAGACAGTTAATGCAGTTGCTAAGTCATTTGGTGAAGCACTTAACACAAATACGTCATTTAAGTCTTCTGGTAAGAAAGCTGGGGGACAATTTAAAGCTGGAATTGACTCTACTGCAGACAGCGTTGCAAAGTCAGCAAAGAAATCTGCTAAGAATGCTTGCTCTACTTTCACGAATTACGTAGAGACAAACTTCAAGAAAGCTTTTAAATCTGCTGGAGAATCTATGGGTACGCGCTTTGCTATTGGACTTTCATCGTCATCAGTATTGTCAACTGTAGAATCCTCTTGTAAAGCTGTAGTCGATAAAGCGTTGTCTGAATTTGGAAAAGGCAGTGGAAAAGCCGGATCAAAAGGAACCTCACTCGGTACGTCATTCGCTAACGGAATAAAAGGTGCAATACCTTCAGCTGTAAGTGCTGCTCAAGCTTTAGTAGATGCTGTAAACGCTGTATTATCAAATATAAGAATGCCTACATTGACTGCTAGCATTAGCACATCTGGGTTATCGAGTCTAGGAACGAATTCAGCAATTATATCTGGCGCGGTAACGTCTGCGACTGGATCTTCTGCAGCTGGAACTAGCGCTGGTTTGGCAGCTTCTATAGCTAGCAGTTTGGCAGGAGGTGTAATGGGAAGTAATCTTAAAAAAGCTTTGGCGGCATTACAGAATGGCGGAAGGGGTAAAACTGGTCACGCTCTAAAAGGATCTAGTACCAATGTAACTAATAACTACACATTCAATCAGACAAACAATTCTCCTGTTGCATTATCTAATACAGAGATATATCGACAGACAAAGAATCAGTTTAGTCAGTTAAAGGGGGCTCTTAAATGATAAAGAAAGTAATTGTTACTAATTATTTAGGGGAATCCCTAGAAATGGAATTAGCTAGGCCTGAGGTTTCGGGTCTAGCTATAACAAACATCGACGGATTAGGGCCTGTAAAGGCCACGATCAATACTAGTGAGATAGCGACCGGCGACGGAGCATTATACAATAGTGCTAAGCTTGAAACTAGAAACATTGTTATGGATCTGGACTTTAGATTCGGAACGGACATCGAAACTATTAGGCATACTACATATAAGTATTTCCCTATCAAGAGATACGTCACGTTGACATTTGTAACGGATCAGAGATCTCTTGACGCTTTCGGTTACGTCGAGTCAAACGAACCTGCAATATTCCAGGAACACGAAGCAACTCAGATTTCCGTAATTTGTCCAGATCCATACTTTTATGCAACTAATGGAAAGACGCTTACATTATTTAGTGGCGTCAATCCTAAATTTGAATTTCCATTTGAAAACAACTCGTTAACTGAAAAGCTCATAAACTTCGGCGATATTGTGCATATGTACGAGAATATAGTAACGTACAAAGGAGATGCTTCGGTTGGCATAATAATAACGATTCATGCATTAGATACGGTAAAAGATATCGTAATCTATAATGCTAGAACTCGTGAAGTTATGAGGATAAATACTGACTTTATACAGACCTTAACTGGACAAGCATATGGCGCTGGAGATGATATTATCATCAATACCAAGCGAGGTGAAAAGTCAGTTACATTATTGAGAGCTGGACTAACAACAAATATTCTCAACTGCCTAGGCAAAGGATCTAGTTGGTTCCAGCTGTCGAAAGGAGATAACATCTTCATTTACAATGCCACAGAAGGTGCAATGAGCATTCAGTTCAAGATTGAAAATGATACAATCTATGAAGGAGTATGATTTAAGGAGGTAAATAATGGAAGCTACAATATTAAACTCACGGTTTGAAAAAGTAGCCATCATTGACAGGTTCAAGTCCTTCATTTGGACTGATAGATATCAAGAGAATGGAGACTTTGAACTATACCTCACTTTGGATATGGATGGGGTATTCCCTTATCTAGTCAACGACTACTATCTTCAAAATGATAGTTCAGTTCACATGATGATTATTCAGGGAATGCTTCTAGAAACAAATGCCACAGAAGGACCGACAATTAAAGTAATAGGTTATTCCCTTGAGAGCTTATTAAAGCGTAGAATAATCTGGGACAATACTACCCTGAGTGGCAATTTCCAAGATGGCGTACAGAAGCTAATAAATGACGCTATCATATCGCCGTCAAAATCAGAAAGAAAGATTTCTAACTTTGTATTCAAGAAGAGTACAGACAGCAGAATAACTGCTTTAACAATTGACGCTAAATATGAGCAACATGAAAACTTATATGAGGCAATAAACTCACTTTGTGTCGAGAAACAAATTGGGTTTAAAATTACACTAAATGAAAATAAACAATTCGAGTTTGAGTTGTACAAAGGTATTGATAGATCTTATGCACAGCAATTAACTCCATACGTTGTATTCAGTCCGTCATTTGAAAACTTAAATAACACATCTTATCTTGACAGTAAAGAAGATTACGCGAATGTAGCGTTAACTGTTGGAGAGGATGGAGATACACAGACGTTATCAGGGAATCCATTGAAGATTACTAAAGAAGTAACTAGGGACGGAGAATCCCAGGAACAATTAAGCGGAATGCATAGATGTGAGATATATGTTGACGCGGGATCTATAACATCTGAGGATGAGGATCATAAGATGAGCGACGCCGAACGATTAAAAGTAGTTGCTCAGAAGGGCAAAGAGGCTCTAGCCGAGAAACCACATACAATATCTATGGACGGGGACGTTGATCCTCATACTATGTTTGTGTATGGAAGAGATTTCAAAATGGGGGATATAGTACAGATAGAAAACGACTATGGTATTAAAGGGACGTCGACCGTGTCGGAATTTATCATGTCCCAAGATTCTAGTGGGGAAACTTCATACCCTACTTTTACAGACTTTGTAAGCGCCGATGATAACAGAATACCAGTCGGCTCTTAAAGAATAAGATAAAGGAGGAAAAATATGAGTTTTGCATCTGGATTTTTTAATTCCGTAGATCATGATAGATTATATGATGCTACAGACATTTCGAGATTATTTGATGGTCTAATTCGAGATGGAATATTCGCATCTATTGGCGACTGTTTTGTTGTAAAGCAGAGCAACCAGATGAACGTAACAGTTGGAACTGGCCGAGCATGGTTCAATAATACTTGGAGTTACAACGATGCACTTTACCCAGTGACGATTCCACCATCAGAGATTCTTATGGACCGAATCGACGCAATTGTTCTGGAGATCAACTCTGTCGAGGCGGTAAGGGCGAATAGCATTAAACTAATTAAAGGAACTCCATCTTCTACGCCTACCAAGCCAGCATTGACAAATGCTAAGGAAGTTCATCAATATCCGTTGGCTTACGTTAAGGTTGGCAAAGAGGTTACGTCCATTAGACAGGCAGATATTGAGAACTGTGTAGGGACGAGTGTGTGTCCATTTGTTACAGGTATCCTTGAGGTGATCAGCATCGAACAGCTTATTCCTCAGTGGAAAGATATCTTGAATCGGTTCGTAGAAGAGAATACTGCAAACTTCAATACATGGATGAATGGAGAGAAGCAGGATTACCAGGCTTGGCTCACGGCAGCTAAGAAAGAGATTACAGATTGGCAAGCAACTTCAAAATCAGACTATCAGAAATGGTATGACAGTATTAAGAATGGGTATGACCAGTGGTTTGCTACAATTAAAGCCGCTTATGATGCTAACTGGTTAACATTCCAGCAGTGGGAAAAGGCGTCCCAGACAGAGTTTGATAAGTGGTTTGAAAATATAAAAAACAAACTCGAAGGTGACCTTGGAGCTAAACTTACTCTGGAAGCAGAGAAGCTAGGTAAAGAGAAAGTATCGCTTATCGAGTCAACGAAAACGGATCTTGAAGGTACTGTGGAAGCCCCGTTAATGTTAGGTAATGCTACTAAGAATTTATTGCCTTATCCGTATGTCACAGCTAGTGGAAGCGTTTCACATGGAGTGACTATGACATACACTAAAGAAGGAACAATAGCATTTGATGGTACTGTATTGAACGATAATGTGCAACCTGGTTTTGCGTTATATAAGCATGCAGAGAAGCTATTCGATAATGGCATAAATACATTATATTCTAAGTATGACACTACAATTAAAGAAAGCTTGCATACATTTTTTCAGATTTTTAAAAAAGATAATTCTTGGGTATCTAATGTTGAAACTTTGTCAAAAAATGACTATGATTGGACAAACTATTATTGCAACTATGCAATTCAATATCATAAAATGTCTGGTGATGTTCATGGGACAGTTTCTAATATAAGAATAGTAACTAACGCTGACGACCCATTTGTACCATATTCTGGATACGATATTAAGACGATTGGGAAGAATCTGATTCCGTATCCATATTTTTATGGTTCCTCGCATAATGAACAGGGAATAACTTTCACAATAGATTCAAATGGCGTTATTCATGCTTCCGGAACGGCAACTGCAACCGCATATTACATGTTATTCAAAAATAGTTTATTACCTTGCCTGGCCGTTGGTAACAAATATACCATGACTTTAACGGTTAAAAATGGGGATGCATCGGTATACTTAGCTAATGCTAAAAATAATAATACCGATATAGCCGCTATACGCCATTTGAGTAATGGCACGAAATCAACAACATTCGCATTTACGAGAATAGACGGAGCAACTGATACTATTGGACTTTATATTACATCGGGAACGACCGTAACCGACTGCCAAATTCAAGTTCAATTAGAAGAAGGAGAAAAAGCTACTGATATCGAGCAGTATCAAACCTCAACCACGAAGATTACTAAGGATACAGAGTTCCCTAATTTCGATCTAAAATCGTTTGATGGAGCTACTCATATAATCTCTCCAGGTAATGTTCAGTCATTCCACGCTGATGCACCAAATGGAAAATACCTGTTAGAGTCGATTAAGAAATCAGCAGAGTCTGGAGGCGTTAGCTATGGAGCAACTGAACCAACAAATCCTAAGCCTGGGGATTTGTGGGTAGATACGAAACATTCGAGTGTGTTAAAATACTATAATGGGGGAAATTGGGAAATCACTAACTCTGGTATATATATCACTGGTGGTGGTTTTCCATCTTCACCGTATAATGGCCAATTATGCTATAGCCCATTTAGCAAAATGATGAATGTTTATATTGCATCCGGTGGTCCTTTTGGAGGTCCAGGTTGGTACCCAGTTGGATCAGATGATCCAGGAGGATATCATTACGGCGCTTCAGCCCCATCTAATACAAAACTTCTATGGATTGATACTTCAGGTGTGGCTAAATTCTACAATGGTTCTGCCTGGGTACCATTAGCAGCGACGTGGGGATAATTCAAAATGGGGGTATAGATAATGTATTTATCGGGAAATGATCATTTTGCAAAAGATAACGAAAAACGAGATATGAAAAATACCCGGGAGGAAAAATCAAATAAAGTTTTTAAAAAGGAGGGTGAAGATAATGCCTAATTTTCTTACCGCGGCAGAGGTGAACTCTCTTAAAGCCAAGGTAAAAACCGAAATGCAACGTAGAGCATACAATGGTTCTATGACTGGGTTCGCATCTGCATCGTACGACTTCTCCACAACTCCTACATCTGGAACCAAAGTCACAGCCGACCAAGGCAAAAAAGTAATCGAGCCTTTGTTGAACATTAAGGACCATGGCAATTTGAATACTGCCGATCTTAAGACAGGATCTAAGATTCCGTCATCATTTAACAATGAATTACTATCTTACACTGACTCGTTGTCTAAAGAGCCAATTGATGGAGCTACATCTTCATGTCGTGGAGCATGCTCTGGGCTATGTGTAGGGACGTGTGGTAATACATGTAGTGGTTGTAGTAGTTGCTCTGGTGGTTGTACTGGATCTGGTGGATCTGGAGGTAGTGGCTCTAGTGGTTGTGGTGGATGTAGTGGAAATTGCGGCGGGTGTAATTCTTGCTCTGGTTGCATAGGGTGTAGCAGTGGATGCCAAGGAGGATGTTCTGGATCTTGTGAAGGGTGTGGGAAATCGTGCAGTGGGTGCAGTGGGTGCTCGGGATCATGTGAAGGATGCTCAGGATGCGCCGGATGCGGAGGATCTTGTTCTAGTTCGTGTTCATCGAAAGGAAAAGGTTCGGCTTGTGCCACATGCTATAGTTGCACTGGCTGTGCTAGTTCGTGTTCTTCATGTTCATCTTGTGGAGGATGTTCTGGATCAAGTGGATGCGGAGGCAATTGCGATGGGTGCTATGCTGGCTGTGATGGGACTTGTGACGCTGGTTGCTTTAGTAATTGTAGTGCGTGCGAAGGATCATGTGAATCAGCATGTACAACAGGATGTCAAGGCTGTTCTGGTTGTTCTGGAGGATGTAGCGGTTGTTCTGGAGGATGTAGCGGTTGTTCTGGTTGTGGTTCTGGATGTGATGGTTGTAGTAATGAATGTAGCGGACAATGTAAGAATGCATGCGCTACTACCTGTTCAGCAACTTGTACTGGTACATGCCAAGCTCAAGCATTTGGAGCTGTAGTCCAAGGTGGAGTTTATGACCCAACAGTAGATCTGATTGCCAATTGAATGATGCTACCAATATATTCTCAAACAATATATACCAAAAGCATAGGTCATCCTCATTCGCGTGGAGATAATTATGAGCTTAAAGATCTTGGAATATCTGTAAGATATGACAAACAAAATAATAACATATTATTTGATCTATCCACCGGATTTATGGTAGTAGACAATACCCTATTCAAACAAATCGGATATAACTTGGAGATACCATTGTTTAAAATGATTGAAAGTGAGGATATAAAGTATAATCCTGGTAATGCTGGAACACATGATAAACGCTGGCCGCCAACAACTGAAAATATGAATGGACTTGTCTACAATGCTGGACAAGGATATCAAATACATGTATCGACTGGTTTGACAGAATCAAAAGGGCCGAACAGTAAAAAATATACCCAGTTTGGATTAGTATGGAATAAAAATAATACTACCAAAAATTATGTCGAAACGGGCTCGGTATTTAAAGGGACTAATATAATAAGAATACCATTCAAAATAACAGGAATATAAAACTATTAAAAGAAAAGGAGTTAACTAATATGAAAAACTTTACATTAGAACTTAACAAAGAGACAGCTGACTATTTACAGAGACTTGCATATGAGGTTATGACCAGAAAAGACGTTGTAGCTCATATGCTGGAGTCGGCAAAAGATGACGCAGATGCTTCCGTGCTGGATTCGGTTCCGTTTAAGCATTACCACAAATTGCTTGAGGAAGCAGAATGTTCCTATGACATTGCTAAAGCTGAGTTAGAAAAGTCTTTACAGCCTCGTGTTCTGGAGCATGAAGGAAAAGATGTTAAATTCAGATGGGCAGTAACAGACTTTTCAGAGCACCTCGTACACATTACCGTATTAGAGGGCTAAGCCTATGAAGAAGTTTGAACAGTTTCAGGATATGATTGGAAGGTTGTATCCTGAGACAATTATTACAAATAATGCATCTGACAGAAGAACTTTATCTCGTACCGTGACTTTTCAAGTAACAGACGAGTGTAACTTGTGCTGTACCTACTGTTACCAGATAAACAAAGGCAAGAGAAAAATGAAGTTCGAAGATGCAAAGAAACTTATTGATATGCTTCTTACCGGTGATGAACGCCTCGGTAACTACATCGACGCCTCTACATCACCTGGTATTATCATTGAGTTTATTGGCGGAGAGCCTTTCTTATGTGTGGATCTTATTGATCAGATTTGCACGTATTTTTATGATAAGGCTATTGAGTTGATGCATCCATGGGCAACAAAATTCTGTATTTCGATTTGCTCAAATGGTGTATTATATTTTGAGCCTAAAGTTCAGAAGTTCCTGAACAAATGGCGGCATAATCTCTCTTTCTCAATTACCATCGATGGAAATAAGGCTCTGCATGATGCTTGTAGAGTCTTTCCAGATGGTACTGGGTCTTATGATGTGGCAGTATCTGGAGCTCGTGATTGGATATCAAGAGGATACTATATGGGCTCTAAGATCACCATAGCGCCAGGTAATGTGCAGCATCTATTCTCGGCGATTAAGCATATGGTAGAACTTGGATACAAAGATATCAATGCGAATGTCGTTTATGAAAAAGGATGGACATTGGAGCACGCGAAAATCTATTATGAGCAGCTCAAAATGTTAGCCGATTATTGGCTTGAAAATGACTTAGCCGACGACCATTTCATGGCATTATTCGAGAATGACTTCTTCAAACCAAAGGAAGAAACGGATGTCGAAAACTGGTGTGGAGGAACTGGCTTCATGCTGGCGATGGACCCAGACGGATGGCTTTATCCATGTATAAGATATATGGAGAGCAGTCTAGGAACATCTCGAGATCCTCTTAGAATTGGTCACGTAAATTTCGGGATTGCACAGAGAACATGCGACAAGCAATGCGTCGAATGTCTGAATAAGATCGACAGAAGAACAGAGTCTAGTGACGAGTGTTTCTATTGTCCTATAGCTGAGGGTTGCAGTTGGTGCTCTGCGTACAACTATCAAGAAAATGGAACTCCAGATTCTCGTTGTACTTATATTTGCGATATGCACAAGACTCGATCTCTTGCAAATGCATACTTCTGGAATAAGTGGTATCGTAAGAAACATTGGAAACAGAGATTCAAAATATACTGCCCGGACGAATGGGCCATTCCTATTATCGGAGAGGAAGAACTTAATATGCTTAAAGAATTAAGTAAGGAGGATCAAAATGAAACTTAAATTCGGAAACGGAACGACAGTTGATATTCGCAAATTTACAAGAGAGTATGCTCAGAATCAATCAGGTAGAACTTATCTGAACATTACTTCAACATATGAATCCCCAGCAGTGTTTGACAGGATCGCTTCTACGGCCCGCAATGCCGACAATATCTCTCATATGGAGATCACAGACGACAATGGAAATGTCACCACATTCGATGGGTTCAAACTGGATAACGTTATTGAGATCCATGATGGATTATCCAATGATGTTACCATCAGAGCGTACAAGAATGACCCAGTTATTACAACTGAAGGCTCAGAATTAGAGGCTACTAGTGAGTCTTTAGCATAAATCAAAATGGTTTATGGAGGTGATTCCATTGCAGTAATTTTTTGATCGTCCAAGCGACGTTAAAAGAAAATTTAATAATATCCCTAGACTTTTACTCGTTTGTGTCTAGAGATAAGAACATTTCAATCAAAATAAGAAAGGAGCTGTTTTGCTATGGATTATACACCAAACATCGACGCCCAAGGAATGCGACGGCCTATGGGTCTGCAACTTTATAGCCGATTATGGAACTAAGATATTTTCAATAGCTTATTCTGTATTAGGTAATGACGCATGGATGTTTATTCCTTATGAACTTGATAGAGTAATCGCATAAGGAGGAAATTATGGAAAGCATCGTATCGATAATTATTACTGTGTTGTGCTCGGTTATTGCATCCTCGGGATTCTGGGCTTGGCTCCAGAAAAAAGATGACAAAAAATCATTACAAAGTCAGATGCTCATTGGACTGGCCCATGACCGCATTGTAGCGTTAGGAATGACATACATTGAACGCGGATGGATCACCAAAGATGAATATGAGAATCTGAGCGACTATCTTTACGAACCATACAAAGCACTAGGCGGGAATGGCTCAGCAAAGAGGGTTATGGAGGGAGTCAACCGTCTCAAAATATTTACCGTACCACCAATATCGGAAGGAGAAAGTCAAAATGAAGTTAACAAATAAACAGTATGATATTCTTAAATGGATTGCATTGATTGCCTTACCAGCGATTGGTACTCTGTATTTCACACTTGCTACCATCTGGGGACTTCCGTATGGAGACCAGGTAGTAGGAACTATTACTGCAGTGGATACTTTTCTTGGTGCTCTGCTCGGTATTAGCACTAGCCAGCATAACAAACGCAAAGCTGCTTCGGCAAAAAGGCAGTAGTATGCATATATGTCCCTAGACTTTCCATGCGATTGCCTAGGGACGTTACATTATCGCTGGATATTCATGGAGTGTTTCTTTTTCGCCAAATTTTCACTGAGTATAATGAGAACTAATAATTATATTTAAGGAGGAATTTATAATGGATAAAATGTTATATCAAATTATGATCAAAGAGAATGATGTTAACGACTATATCTTGGGACGAATATCAGGAATACTTGATTGGTGTGGATACACTGAAGGCAAAACACAGTCAGCAGATGTATTATTCATCGATGGAGAATGGGTATTAAATTGCAAGATGTACTATGGAACATATATCCAAATAAGAAAGTATATAACGGAATGCTATCCGGACATAAAAATTGAATACTTCAAAATTATTGATGGTCAAAGAGTAGAGGCCTAATTCAAGGTCTCTTTCTTTTCGCAAAAATCTCACGTCATATAATGAGAGATAAACCATTATATTTAAGGAGGTAACTATTATGGCACAAACATATTCGGAATGGATGAAATCGGATGAATATAAGGATTGGGCCCGGAAACGGAACAGGATAAATAAATTCGTATATACACCCATAAGAATTGTGTTATTCCCAATAGCATTACTCATTAGAGTTTATAGATGGGTATATCACTACGATGATTGAGGCCATCAAGGCCTCTTTCTTTTGCCTCGCATTTAATTCTATTAGTATAATGAGAGATATACTAAACAAAATTATGGAGGTACATAGATATGAAAAAATTATTAGATACATTCAAAGATGGAAGATGGTTAATTATGATATTCCCAGTAGCAGTACTTGTAATTGCAGTATTAACTATGACAGGAATCATGAATCCAATAGCATCATTTGGATGCGGAATTATTGCATATTTAGTAGCAATAGGGTTTAGTTATGATGACGAGGATGAGGACTAATTCAGGTCCTCTCTTCTTTCGCAATTTTTTCTATTCGTATAATGAAAGGAGTGATTTATATGTATAATTTTGTAAAAAGTAACGGAACTATTGCACTTGTTCAGGATGAAAATGAAAGATACTTGGTAGTTGATAGAAGAACTGACGAAGTATTAAAAAGAACATGTGACAAGGACACTGGTTTGAGAGCATATGACAGAATTGTAAATGAAATGAACGAAAGCGAGATTGAGGCTTAATCAAGGCCTCTTTCTTTTCGCGATATATTCATGGGTTATAATGAAGATTATATTTAGGAGGTAACTAATATGAAAAGAAAGATTGAACGAGCATTTGCACTGTTGGCAGCTTTGAGCTTTGTATGTGCACCAACATTACTAATGATAATCGGATTCTGGATGATCTACAATGTAGGTCTCTATATCGGATTAGCACTTAGCATAGTTGGATATGGTGCATGCGTATGGGAGTATGGCCAACTGCAGATGTGGTATGATTCTAGAAAATCAAAGAAGAAAACTAAATAGGTCTAGGGACGCGGGCGATTCAAAGCCCGTTTCCTTTTCGCAAGAAATTCATATCATTATATAGGAGGTGACTAGTATGTTTGGATTTTTTAAACGCAAAAAGAAATCAGATCCAATACTGGAGATGTTAAGAGAGGAGAATGAGAGACTTGACAAGATTCTTGTCGAAAAGCAGAAAGAAACTGCTAAAGTAGAAGAAGCAATAGCCAAGGCTGGAAATGCTCTTAGAGAACTCGGGTATACGGATAAAGATTTGCGCCGACTTGCGCAGAAAGGAAAAATGAAAGTCATTAAGGAGGATGAGGACTAATTCAGGTCCTCTCTTCTTTCGCAACAAATTCTTCTCCTATAATAGGAAGAAAGGAGGAGCTAAAAGATGAAAGAATTCTTAGCAAACATAGTAAAAGTATTCATTACATTAGCCATTCTGGGACCAGTAATTGTACTGGTAGGAATCGGACTTGGATTAGGAGCTTTACTATTCTAACTAGGATGGGCCAGTGAAAACATTGGCTCTTTCTTTTTCTCGCAATATATTCATATATTATAATGAGAACTATTATCATAAGGAGGTAATTACAATGAAAGGATTATTAAAGAAACAGATTACTTATGGAGGATGGGTCAAAATGACATTGATAGGAACAGGTATCTCAATGATCATTATGGTTATTGAATTCATTTGTATGGGTATCATCAGTAACCCGTTTAAAAAGAAAACCAAGAAAGATAATAATGAGGATTAAAGTCTAAGGGCTATGGAAACATGGCCTTTAAGCTTTTTTAAGAAAGGAGTCAAAATGACATTAAAAGAATTTTTAGAAAACAACAAGGAAGAACTTATATATGATTTCGTAAATAAGGAATTGAAGAAAATCTTAGCGCGATCAAAAGAATTGAATAAGAAAATGAAAGCATTACCTGACAAAAATTCAGTCGAAGGATTAAACATTCTTGTCGAATCACAACATTTAGCAGGTAAAATGGAAGGTATTAACCTCGTAATGGAAGAGCTCGAGCGCCTCGCAAAAATCTCATAGTGTATAATGAGATGAAAGGAGGAATGTATGATGATTACATTATTGATTTTAGGAGCTATTTTATTAGGAGTGATAGTAGTTGGAGTATTACTGCTTTTAGCAGGAGGTATTTCATTACTGCTGTCTTTCGGAGATGTTATAGTAGCTGGTTTAATAATTTATGCTATTATCAGACACATTTGGAAAAAGCATCACAAAAAATAGGAGGGGCCTTCACGGGCTTCTTCTTTTTATATTTTTTAATTTAAAGGAGGAAATAAAAATGGTAGCAAAGTATTTAGAGGATTTTATTGGTTTGGATGGAAAGTTTCATGAGAGTAAGGTTGCATCCGAGTGCAATTCTATTCGGTTAGTTCCGGATTGTGGAGACTTGTTGTCTGCTGTATTCTTATATCGAGATAATGATCAGAGTATGATTATTCCATTCTCTGGAAAAGATCTCGATAAGAAGATGGTGTACCTGGACAACAATATACTTGATATTCATGTTGCAACTGGTATCGTCGACTTATCAGGTTTCAAGGCTGTAAAGATGTCAAAATACATTGACCTGAATACGGTTATGAAGACCATTGGTAAGAGTCCGTTACTGTCAGGTAAGTTGCCAAATATGCCTGTAGACGCTAGAGCTGTTGCAAAAGATATTGCTCATGCAATTGAGTTCAATGATGACAGCTTCGAGATCCTGTTTAAAAGTATGAAGGAGGGAAAATAATGTTTAAAACTTGTGTAAGCATTACTACAATCGGCAAGGCACCAGAGATCTTAAAAAAGTTTATTGACGAAGCTGGATGGCCTATATGTACAATTGTCGTAGAAACAGGACGTGTAAGCATCTACTTCTATTATAAATGGTATGATCATTATTATGTCCGTAAAATGAAAAAGGTGGTGAAAGATTATGAAGAACAGACAAAATATTATTGTAAACCCAACATTTACGGGGATTTCTTATCAGAAGCAGAAATGCAATACGTACGAGCGGACGAAGAAGCAACCGAAAGATTCGTCTATGAAACCCTTCGAAGAGATTCTAAAGACAGAAATCTCGAAGCTATCGTAGACGATAACGGATGCCTGATAGGATGTAAGATCAGTCTGTACAATTGTTTAAGGAGGAAGTTAAAATGAATGTTTTAGTAAGTATTATATGCGTAACTATCGGATATATTGCCGGCATGTATGTTGGTAAAACTAAAGTGAAAATGTCTTGCCCTGGAATCATCAAACTGGCTAGGGACGAGGAGGACAACAACGCATATTACTGCGCCCTGGAGGTTAAAGATAAAGATTCTCTCAAGGAAATGTATGAGTCAGATACTGTAACCTTCGAAGTGCGACGTATGCCAGAAACGCAAATAAAACAAGGCTTATAATGAGAACTTGTTGTAAATTAGAAAGGAGTTTAAAATGGCAAGAGAAGAAGGAACTATAGACTTAAGAGAAGTGTTGGAACAGACAATTATCGAGGAGGACAATAAACTCTTTGATGAGAAAATCGGAGACGAGCGAAACGCTATTGCCGGAAACTTGGTCGATTTCTACAAATTGAAGTTAGAAGAGGATAAACTTAAACAGGAGTACGATCTCAAAACGAAAGAGATCCTTAGCAAAGAACGCTTATCTGAAAAAGAGATGAGCCACAAAGAACGGGAGCTTGACATTAGAGAGCGTGAACTGCTATTATCCAAAACTAACTCAAAGTTAGAAATGATCAAGTCTGGCTTGACGCTGGCAGCTTGGACTGGTTTGAGCATCGGAGTTATGGTTTTCGAAGGTAATGGAGGTGCAATACTCAGTAAGGCATTTCCTGGGATCTTCCCAAAGACAAAGATCTAAGAACAAAAAGTTAAGGCTAGAGGCTATGGAAACATGGCCTTTAAGCTTTTCTAGAAAGGAGTCAAAATGATTAAGATATTTGCAAGTATTGGGGTAGTATCAGTATTTATAATTGTCGTTGCAGCGATAGCAGTACTTACTACACTTGCTGAGGAAGCAGCAGAAAAACGTAGATATCAGAAGAAACTAAAGAGCAGGTTCAAAGGAGGTCCTACAGCAAAATGTTTCTGTAAAGACTGTGACTATTATTGTGAGAGATGCAAACCAGATAAATATAATCATGGTGCAGGAGATTGTAGAGTTCATGCTGGTCGGCGTGTACAAGACAATTGGTATTGCTGGTCTGCAACTCCAATAGAATACAATGAAGCTAAAAGGAGAGAAGGGATTGAAAAAGGAAAATAAATTATTCATAATCTGTGTTATCATGATCGTGATCCTGGGATCGTTTCGAGCATGGACTAGATACGAATATGAACAGCAGCAAAAAGAAAGTAACAGAATCGTAAAAGAGCTGCAAAGAAAAACTGCTGAATTAGAAGATACTTACATGGCGCCGTATCACTTCGAACCGGATGTTACCGTGGAAGAAAATGATACGCCAGTTGTAGGATCTCCTATCGGTGAGACTAAATCAGTTCCAGATCAAAATGGGTTCTTCTCATATATGGATGCTGATTGCATTACGAGTGTAGGGACGGACCAGCACGAAATGAAATCAAAATATCGACTCGATTCGTCTGGCATTTGGACATACGATGGACGATGGTGTATTGCTGTAGGCTCGTATTACACTACTCAAGTTGGACAGTACATTGATATTGTGTTGAAGAACGGTACAACTATAACTGGTATTCTTGCCGACTGTAAATCCGATAAGGATACTGATTCCACAAGACGTCAAAATGCAAATGGATCGATTGTAGAGTTTGTTGTCAACGAATCAAGCTTATCATCGGAAGTTAAGAGAAATGGCAGTTGTGCATACGCCTACCCGCAATGGCAAAGCGAAGTAGACCACATTGATATTTATTAGGAGTTAGTTATTATGGATACATTCTTATTAGCATGCTTAACCGCGTTTATAGTCATGATAGTATGCGATAGACATGATCACAAGTAAATTATAAGGAGTTAAATATGACAGTAGAAAAAATCATAGAAACCAATAAGTTATTAGTAATGATTGACTTTGCTAACAGAGAGGCAGAGAAAATCTTGGTACGAGCAAAAGAATTAAACAAGGAAGCAGAATCATTACCAGATGAAGAATCAGCAGAAGGACTGAAAATTATTAAGGAAACAGAACGTTTAACAGGCAGGCTTGAAGGCATACACATCATGATGAATGAACTCAACCGTCTCGCAAGTAAATCATAGTATATAATAGGAGGTGATAAAATGAGCAAAGAAACTTTGTTAAAGATTGGACAGATCGGATGCACAGCGATAGCAGGATTCTTAGGAATCTGTTTAACACAGATGCATATCGATGAAGCAGTCGATGAAAGGGTAAAAGCTATAGAGTCAACCGACTCAAAAGAGGATGAGGACTAATTCAGGTCCTCTCTTCTTTATCGCAAATAAATCATGTATTATAATGAGAACTTATTGTTTAACACGAAAGGAGTATTAAAATGAAAGAAGAAACTAAACAGAAGTTGAACGGAGTAAAGGAGTTTGTGCACGATCATAAAGATCAGATTGAAGTAGTAGCGTGGTTAGCTGGTTGTTATCTGATTGGTAATCGTATTGGACATGCCATTGCAAATGGCATGGAATCGATGTACCATAAAGGATTCGACCAGGGAATGAATTGCTGTTACAACCTGATGATCAATGAGAATGTAAAGAACCCTGAAGTCCTCAAAGCATTAGTGGATTTCAACATTAAACATTGTGAGAA